ATTCCATGGTATACCATGTTTCCCAAACTACACTACACTTGATACTTTAAAACATGCAAGATCTAAATTTAGATTTAACAGTAATCGTTTAGATTATATTGCTCAATACTTAGGGGTTGGTGAAAAATCTGAAACAGGTGGTTTTGACTTATGGAAAAATATCGTTTTAAACAACGATAAAGATGCAATGACAACAATGATTGATTATTGTAAGAATGATGTTGTTATACTTGAAAAAGTATTTAACCATATTAAAAACTATGTACCACATAAAACACATTATGGTGCTTTAGAGACAGGAGAAAAAACATGTTGTCCTGAATGTGGTTCTGAGAATTTAAGACATTCACAAACTCGCTATTCAGCTGCTGGAACTCCACGTATTCAATTACAATGTAATGATTGTCACAAATACCATACTGTTGCTAGTAGAACACATGATGCAATAATTGCTAAACAATTTGAAGGGGGAAGGGGAGAGTAAATATTTATAGTAAAATATTTGCATGGACAACTTTGACTTAAAACGTTTTCTAGTTGAAAATAAATTAACTCGCAATTCTATTTTATCTGAATTAAATGAGTTAGCTAACATACGTAAATGGACTCCTGAAAAACTAGAACAAGAAGCAGCAAAATATAATACACCAGGTGAATTTGCTCAAGCCGATAAAAATCTTTATAATATATATAGAAATGCAGTTAGAAAAGGTCTAATTCAAAATAAATTTGAATCAAACATTAAATGGACTCCTGAAAAACTAGAACAAGAAGCAGCAAAATATAATACACCAAATGAATTTATTAAAGCCGATCCAAATGCTTACACAGCATATAGAATAGCAGTTAGAAAAGGCTCAATCCCCGATAAATTTGAAAAACCCGAATTTGGTGAAAAATGGACTAAAGACGCTTTAGAACAAGAAGCAGTCAAATACAACACGGCAAATGAATTTGCTAAAATAGATCCAAATGCCTATACATCTTATAGAAAGGCAGTAAATAAAGGTTTAATTCAAAACAGATTTGAAAAAACTGGATTTGGTAATAAATGGACTAAGGATACCTTAGAACAAGAAGCGGCAAAATACAACACAGCAGGTGAATTTGTTAAAGCAAATCTAAGTGCTTATGAGATATATAGAAGAGCAGTTAGAAAAGGTCTAATTCAAAATAAATTTGAAACCGATATTAAATGGACTAAAGACGCTTTAGAACAAGAAGCAAACAAATACACCAAAGCAGGTGAATTTCAAAAAGCAAACATAAATGCTTACACAGCATATAGAAATGCAGTAAATAAAGGTTTAATTCAAAATAAATTTGAAGAAAGATTTATCCGGACTCCTGAAAAACTAGAACAAGAAGCAGCAAAATATAATACAGCTAGTGAATTTATTAAAGCCGATCCAAATGCCTATGCATCTTATAGAAATGCAGTTAAAAAAGGCTTAATTCAAGATAAATTTGAAAATAGTAAAATAAGAAAATGGACTAAGGATACCTTAGAACAAGAAACGGCAAAATACAATACAGCTAGTGAATTTGCTAAAACAAACCTAAATGCCTATGTAGCATATAGAAGAGCAATTAAAAAAGGTATAATTCAAGATAAATTTAAACAGGATAAAAATCCAACTCAATCAAGTAATATATATAATAACCCTTATTTCGGAAATACAACAACAACATTTGATAAATTAAAAGAAAATAAAATGCAAGACTTTGACTTAAAACGTTTTCTTATTGAAAACAAAATGACTAGAAACTCAAGACTACTAAACGAACAACCTGAACCAGAAGGAATACCAGCTGATGACCCATTAGCACAAATACCAGCTGTACCTGCTGAAACACCATCTGAACCATCAGGTGAAATAGATAAAGAAACAGCTAAAGAATTAATATTTGATACTAAAGGTAAATTCTTTACAGTAACATTTATTAAAAAAGATGGTAGCGAACGTGTAATGAATGCTCGTTTAGGTGTTAAAAAATACCTAAGAGGGGGTGAACTTAGATACGACCCAGCTGAATTTAATTACATTACAGTATATGATATGGGTGCTAAAGGGTATAGAATGGTTAACGCTAATACTATTCAAAATCTTAAAATTGGTAAAAACGAATACGTTATACCAACAGCAGTATCTGAATAACATACAGACTAGATTCATATCCTAGTCGCTCGTAAGAGTAAATTTTTAGAGAGATGTGGCCTCAATTTTTGAGATCGCATCTCTTTTTCGTATATTTAACAGTTCAAAAATTATAAACATGAGTAAAAATATTGTAATTGTAGGTGCCGGTGTAGCCGGTATTAATGCTGCAACTAAACTAGTAGATAACAACTATAAAGGTAAAATCACAATTATTGATATGGGGAAAGATCCTCATAAACGATTACCAAGTGAAGTAATGACTGGAATGTTAGGTGCAGGAGGTTGGTCAGATGGTAAATTAACTTACCACACATCCATTGGTGGTCAATTATCTAAATACTGTGGTGAGGAAAAGGCTATGGAATTAATGGATCAAGTTATTACTAACTTTAAACGTTTTCACCCTAAACCTGAAGAAGTACAATGCTCTGATCCTGATGCTGAACCTGAATTTATTAAACCATACTTTGGTTTAAGATTATTTCCTGTATGGCACGTTGGAACTGATTACTTATTAGAAATTGCTAAAAACTGGTATCAATATCTAGTTGATAATGGTGTAAGATTTGTTTGGGAGAAAAAAGTAACCTCTATTAATTTTGAAAAACAATGGATTTCTATGGATGGAACAGGCCATGTATGGGAATCATATGACGAACTTATCTTTGCTGTAGGCAAATCAGGTATTGACTTTGGTAAATTATTAGCTGATGAGTATGACTTACCAACTGAACCTAAATCAGTACAAATTGGTGTTCGTTTTGAAGCGCCACAACATCACTTCCAAAAATTAATTGATATTAGTTACGATTTTAAATTATATAGAAAATTTGATGATAAAGGAGTATCATTACGTTCATTCTGTACTAATAACAATGCTGCATATGTTGCCGTAGAAGAAACATACGGAAACTATACTTACAACGGTCATGCTAAAAAGGATGAACGTTATAGAAATGATATGACTAATTTTGGTATTATAATGGAATTAAATGGTATTGAAGATCCATTTACTTGGAGTAGAGATGTTGTAAAACAACTACAATCTATAGATAATAGAGGATTATATTACTCACCTTCTCGTAAACCATCATTAACATCAGAAGGAGACCATGTTGAAGCATTTCAAATAAATGATGCTGATATGGTTAGTGTAAGAAAAACATTCCAAGGTTACTTTAACTACATAGATGAATTTATTGATGATATGAAAAAAGTATTCCCAACATTAGGAGATGATTGGGGAATTTACATACCTGAAGTAAAATACTTATCACCTGAACCACTCGTTGATTATACCAACTTAGCCCTGACCAAGTATCCAAACGTACATTTCGTTGGTGATGCGCTTTCTGCTAGAGGTATAACAGTGAGTGGTGCACAAGGTATTTATGTAGCAGAAGATATTTTGAAATATCAATAATTTTTCGTATATTTAACCTATGGGAAGAAATAAAATAATAAAACCACCTCCATCAGAAAATCCAAACAAATATACTCGTGTATTTGAAGATGATGAAAGTATAACTACATGGAATTACAATTTAGATTATTTCCCTAACGGACCAATATCCGTAGATATAAAATATAAAACAGAAACAAACAAACCCAATACAAATGGAAAGAAAATTAAAGACACCAGACGGACAGACATTGTATCTATCTCAAACGAAACGCCTAGGACACGACGTTCAAGACAAGAACGATCCTAAGGCAGATGAAAAAATTTGGGTACTACATAATACAGAAGGCCCAGCATTAATTAAAGCTGATGGTAAAAAAGAATATTACTTTTGGGGAATATTTCAAGGTAATACTCCTGAAGCTATTAGAGAATTAAAACGTAACCATACTGGACTCCCACCAGCTAAAAACCCATTGTTTAAAAATAGTTTTAGATAATATGAGAATAGGATTTGCAGGAACAATGAGTGTAGGAAAAACTACACTAGTAAAAGCATTAGCTGAATTACCTGAATTTAAAGATTATTTTATTGCTACAGAACGCAGTAAATATCTACGTGATTTAGGTATTCCTCTAAATACAGATTCATCTCTCCCAGGACAAATTATATTTTTAGCAGAACGCGCAAGTGAAATCATGCGAGATAACGTGCTAACTGATCGTACTGTTTGGGATGTATGTGCTTTTACAGACAATGCAAAATCTATTGATGTATATGCAAAATATCGCTATATAGAATTAGCAACATGTATGGGAGATCAATATGATATTGTATTTTATATATCACCTGAAGGAGTAGAAATTGAAGATAATGGTGTACGTGAAGTTTGCTCTGAATATAGAGATGTAATTGATGAAACCATTGTTACTTTAATAAATAAATTTCCACCAAAACGATTAGTTAATATTAAAGGTACTACAGAAGAGCGTATAGCGCTTGTGTTAGAAGCATTTTATAAATATTTATAATAAATGTAAACCTAACCAATAATGAAAGTATCTCAATTAAAAGAAAATATCCGTAATATAGTTCGTAAAAAACTTGGTGAAGCAACTATTGATGTCCCTAACCCCGCAACTTTAACCCAACAAACAAAACAACAACTCATTAATAAAGCTAGAAACTCAACTAAAAATCTTAAAATAGGTACAGAAGTTGACCCCGCTGAATTTATTGAAGAAACAGATAATACACCTAAAAAATATACTGTCGCTGTTATTGATAAAATGAGTAAAGCTGAGCTAGCTGATTTTATAGGCTTAGATTTAACTTCATCAGAACTTAGAAATTACACATATTCTAACTTATACGGAGCTGCTAGAGAATTAGCTGATGATAAAGAATCATCAATAGATGAAGCTGATTACATTGATGATGATGATACAATACGTGAAGATGATAATGATCCTACTTTTAAAGATTATGATAGTGTTTATGAAGTAGAAAAGATGGATGATTTTAACGCTAATGTTGGTTCTGGTGATTATGGATTATCTGTTAAATCACACCCAACAAGACCAAAATTCATAATTATATCTCAAAATAATGGACAACGAGTTGTAGTTGATAAAGACGATGTTAAAAATTTAATTAATATGCTAAGAGAATTAACATATGAACCTAACTAAACAAGATATAATATTAATAATAATAGCTGTATTGTGTTTATACAATGTTTTTTATACAAGTCGTATTAAAACTGACATAAAAGGATATAAAGATAAGATTGAAAGTATACAAACCAACATAGACTCAGCAAAGACTATAAACTCAAAAATAGACTTCAAAATAGATTCAGTACATCAAAAGGTTACTACTATCACAAAAGAAGTACATCATATAGATAATACTATAACTGTAGTAAAACAAAAAACAAATGAAAAAATTAATACTATTAACAAGTTTTCTAATCCTGAGTTGGAATACTTTTTCACAAACAGATACAACAAAGACCTTAACGATAGTAAAGACTGATACAACACAAGTTTGTCTACCAACACCAGTAGCCAGACAAGTAGCAAAAGACTTATTACGCTATGATGGATGTGTTGAAGAGATAAAACTTCTTGAATCTAAAATAGATAAAATGCAAGATATCTCAAAAGTAAAAGATATCATGTTAGAAATGCATGAAGAAAAAGACACCAACAATCAGTACATCATTAAGCAACTAGAACTTCAAGTAGGTCAATATGATAAACTTTCTAATGATTTACATAAAGAACTAAAGCAACAAAGAACTAAGTCGTTTCTTTGGAAATTAGGTACTTTTATAGGTATAATTACAACTTCTTATCTATTAATAAAATAAGATATATATAATGTGTTACATAAAGGTCTGGCTTATTCTAGTTGGGCCTTTTTGTATATTTATATATAAATGATTATATGAGTGAACAATCAAACATAAAAGAAATAATCAAACAGGAATACATTAAATGTATGACTGACCCTGCTCACTTTATGAAAAAATATTGTATGATTCAACACCCAACTAGGGGAAGAATACAATTTAATTTATATCCATTTCAAGATAAGGTTTTATATCAATTCCAAAAAAACAACTATAACGTTGTATTAAAATCTAGACAGTTAGGTATCTCAACCTTAGTAGCTGGTTTTTCTTTATGGATGATGTTATTCCAAAGAGATAAAAATGTACTTTGTATCGCTACAAAACAGGAAACTGCTAAAAACATGGTAACTAAAGTACGATTTATGTACGATAATTTACCTTCTTGGTTAAAAGGAGCCGAGAAACCCTTGGAGAACAACAAGCTTTTACTTAAATTACCCAATGGTTCTCAAGTTAAAGCAGTATCGGCAGCCGGGGATGCAGGTCGTTCAGAAGCCGTTTCTTTACTTATAATAGATGAGGCCGCGTTCATTGATAGTATACATGAAATATTCGCTTCTGCTCAACAAACATTAGCAACTGGAGGAGGATGTATAGCATTATCTACTCCAAATGGTACTGGGAATTGGTTTCATCAAACTTGGCAAAAAGCTGAAATAGGAGCTAATTCATTTGTTCCAATTAGATTAAAATGGAATGTACATCCTGAACGAGATCAAGTATGGCGTGAACAACAAGATGCCGATCTAGGACCTAGGATGGCTGCTCAAGAATGTGATTGTGATTTCAGCACCTCTGGAGATACAGTATTTGAATCCGACGTAATGCAATGGGTTGAAGCTAATTTAGTTGAACCACTTGAAAAACGAGGAGTAGATGGAAACTTATGGGTTTGGGAACAACCAAATTATAATAGATCATACTTAGTAACAGCCGACGTTGCTAGAGGAGATGGAAAAGATTATTCAGCATGTCATGTTTTTGATTTAGAAACCTCAACTCAAGTAGCTGAATATAAGGGGCAAATAGGAACTCGCGATTACGGGCATCTATTAGTAGGATTAGCAGCCGAATATAATGATGCTTTATTAGCAATTGAAAATGCAAATGTTGGTTGGGATACTGTACAAACAGCTATTGATAGAGGATATAAAAATTTATATTATTCTCCTAAAACAGAAGCATATACCTCAGACCAATGGGCAAGACGTTCAGAAAATCTAGACAGTTTAGTAGCTGGTTTTACAACATCAGTTAAAACTCGTCCTCTAATGATTGAAAAATTTAGAGAATATACTCATGAAAAAGCATGTGTTATTCGTTCTAAACGCTTATTAGATGAAATGAAAGTGTTTATCTGGAAAAACGGAAAAGCACAAGCCCAAGAAGGATACAATGATGATTCAGTAATGGCTTTTAGCATGGGACTTTATTTAAGAGACACAGCATTAAGATTTAGAAAATCTAATGTAGAATATGATAGAACAAATTTAATGAATATGACTATGGATAGAGGAATATTAAATCCTATCAATGCGGGAGGATATCAAATATCTAATCCTTGGAAAATACAAGCAGACCACGGTAGTGAAGACATAACGTGGTTATTAAGATAAAAAAATATTTATAAATATGATAGATACATCCTTATTTGGTAGATTAAAACGATTATTCTCAAACGACGTAATCATTAGAAACGTTGGTGGAAGCCAAATACAAGTTATAGACAGTGACCACATTCAAGCAACAGGAACAGTACAAACAAATATGTACCCTGAAAGATATCAACGTATCTATACAGGAGGTTTAGGTACATATATTGGTAATTCCCCCTACTCTAACTTCACAGTATTAAGACCTCAATTATATAACGATTACGAGGTAATGGATGGTGATCCAATTGTTGCTTCTGTGTTAGATATTGTTGCTGATGAATCCACACTTAAAAATGGTGCTGGTGAAGTATTAGCCATCAAATCCTCAGATGAAAATATACAAAGAATATTATATAATCTATTCTATGATGTACTTAATATAGAATTTAACCTTTGGGGTTGGGTTCGTTCAATGTGTAAATATGGAGATTTTTACTTACATCTACATATTGCTGAAAAATATGGAGTATATCAAGTAATTCCACTTAATGTTTATAATGTAATTAGAGAAGAAGGGTTAGATCCTAAAAGACCATCATATGTTCAATTCCGAGTTGAACCGAATGCTTCCTACACAGGTATATTAGGTGGGTTAGATAATAAGGATATGGTTTTTGAAAATTATGAAGTAGCTAATTTTAGATTACTTGGAGATTATAATTTCTTACCCTACGGAAGATCATACATCGAACCAGCTCGTAAAATATTTAAACAATTAGCATTGATGGAAGACGCAATGTTAATTCACCGTATCTTAAGAGCACCACAACGTAGAGTTTATTATGTAGATACAGGAAACGTTCCACCAAAT